CGACCCCATTTACAATCTTGAATTGGGGAGATATTTGAAACACCTCGAAAAGGTGATTTACAGGAAGATAGATAAAGTGTTTGGAGATAAGCATGTGGTCATCAAAGGGATGAACTCAATAGACGCCGCCTCGGCTTTGGCTGAGAAGTGGAACTCGTTTACTGATCCAATAGCTATTGGGTTGGATGCCACGAAGCTTGATATGCATTTCCGTGTGCCTGCCCTTAAATGGGAGCATAGTGTGTATAACTCCATCTATCGATCCAAGAAGTTGGCTCGCTTGTTGAAGCGGCAACTTAAGAACAAGGGCAAAGTGTACTGCAGGGATGGCAGTTTCACTTTTATGATTGATGGCTCTCGTTCTAGCGGTGATATGAATACCGCCTTAGGAAATACTCTGGTTGTTTGTGCGTTAGTGTGGACGTTCTTGGAAGAGAATGGCATAAAAGCAAAGTTGGCTAATAATGGGGATGATTGCCAAGTGTTTTGTGAACGTAGTGAGTGGGTGAAGTTTAAGTGTGTTTCGGAGTGGTTTGCTCCGTTCGGCTTTCGTATGAAAGTTGAAAAACCTGTTAGTGTGTTTGAGCGAGTTTTGTTTTGTCAAACGCAACCCGTCTTTGATGGGGAGCAGTATCGTATGGTTCGTGTACCTTCTACGTGTTTTAAGAAGGATCCTATTTGTGTTATTCAGGTGGGTAATGTTCTGTACGGTAAGTGGTTGGCATCTGTGGGCCAGTGTGGCCAAGCTTTGTGTACTGGAATACCAGTTATGTTTGAGTTCTATAGTGCGTTTGTGCGTAATGGAACTGTGTTTAGTGAAAAAGTGTTGTACCAAACGTTTAATGGGTCTGGTCGGTTGACTGCAGCTAGGGGTCTCATTCGTGAGGACCGTGTAGTCACGGATGCTTCGAGGTTATCCTACTTCAAAGCATTCAAGATTCCTCCAGATGTGCAGCGTGCTCAAGAGCTATATCTTAGCCAAGTGCGCTTCACCTTTGACATCCCCAGTATGATAAGATATACAGAGAAATCAGATCTTATCACAAAGCCGTTTATCGTTGAGACCATATTGAATTATGGCGAAAAAGAACTCGAGTGTTAGAGTCGGGAAAAAGAGAAAAATGAACATCCGGAAAGCGAAGCGTCCAT